TTAAACACCTTAACGAAGAAGAAAATTTTGCAACAAAACATCTTCAATCATTTGGTGTAAAATCATCACCAAAAGTTAATCAATCAGAACCTGCGGTAGCTCCAACAAAACCAAAAACAAATCCTACAACAAAACCTGGTACAAAACCACAAAAACCTGCACATCCTGGTAAAAATCCTAACCCTGGCGAAAATCCAGCACCGAAGGCTAAAAAGAAAGAAGTTGATGAACAAAATCCATCACCAGCACCAACAACAAAACCAGCTCCAACAAAGCCGGGAACTAAAAACCCACCAAAACAAAGACCAAGTCATCCTGGTAAAAATCCTAACCCTGGTGAAAATCCATCACCAAAGGCTAAAAAAACTTCACCTGAAAAGGCGAAAAATGATGTAATTGATGTTATTATTAAAATGTTAGAAAAATAAAAAAATGGCAAAAAGATTAAAAGAACAAGTAGAATACGGTAATAGACCTGAAAGAATGGACCCAAATTTGGAAAGAAAATTAGGTGATCCTGAAGGTTTATATGCAAAGAATCCCGCAATGAAAAAAGGGACTCAAGATGTTCAAAGATTAATAAGCCAAAGGTTTGGTAAAGTTGCTGATAAACTTAAAGAAGTTACAGGTAATAGAAATATTAGTTCTAAACAAGTTCAAGGAATGATTTATCAAGAAATGATGAATAAACTTCCTAATATTATGAGAATTGAAGGAGCTCATAAAGAAGAACTTGAACAACTAGCTGTTGATGCATCTTTAGAAGAAGGAGAGGTACCAGAAGATTGGTATCAAATTGATGCTCATTTAGGTATGCCAGATACTTCAAATTTTAGATTTAATCCAGAGGATGAAGAAGAAGAAGAAGATGAGAAAAAAGAAAAACCCCAAATTCCATCATTTGACATTGAAGATTTAACTGATGAAGAAGAATTAGAATTAGAAAAACATAAGAGAAATATTATAAATGCGATTATTCAAGGAGCAGCAAAAAAAGGTCATTACCTTTTTCAAAAACCATCAGTAAAAGCAAGATTGGATGAAATAGATCCTTCACTTTACAGAGACTATTTGGGAATTATGGCAATCAATGATTTCATGTATTTTACAATGGAACAAATGATTGAAATGATGAGTCAAACAGGACAAGGAGTTGCAGGTAAAGTAGAATTAGGTGATTCAGATGATGAAGATGAAGAAGGTGGAGAAGGAGGAGAAGAAACTCCTGACACAAAAATTACAGCAACAGGAATGATTTTCCCAATATTGTGTCATGAAATAATCAAAGGATTAGAAGAAGCAAAAGGAAGACATGGTCTACCTAAAGATTCTGAAATGAGACAAAAGGTTCAAGGACAAGTAGATACTTTAGCTAATGAACCAATGCAATTGAGAATAGGACCTGAAATTGTAGAAAAACTTAGACATGCTCTACCTGACAGAATGTTTGACGAATCAAACAAAGGTCTAATAAACTGGTTCCATATCTTGTTATACCAAATACCGGCTCAAGAATTCTTGGGAATTATAGGAAACGCCATCTCTGAAGATACTTCCAAAGTAAAAAAAGCTACTTCAAAATTTGAAGAAATTATGAAAGAAGCTCAAAATATGAAAGGAGAATTTGAAGATTACAAAGAAGAAAACAACATTGATTCTGACGAGAACGAAGAAGATGACGACGAAGACGGATTAGATGATTTCTTAGGTAGTTTGGGAATATCAAGACCCAAATAAAATTTTGTGACTAAAGAACAATTAATTATAGAAGTTACGAAGTGCATGAGGAACACACCTTACGCACTTCGTACTTATTTACAGACATTTGATAATACCGTATCCAAATACGTTCCATTAGATTTATTTCCAGACCAAATCAAATTAATTGAAGATTACGATGCTTACAATGAAAATGTGGCATTAAAGTATAGACAAGCAGGAGTATCTACAGTTACCGCAGCATGGGCATCAAAAAAAGTTGCATTCGCCAAAAAAACTAAGCCAGAAAAGATTCTAATCATTGCAAATAAATTGGATACTGCCGTGGAGATGGCAAATAAAGTAAGATCATTTACAGAACAATGGCCAGCTTGGGTAGGTATATCATTTTCACAAGAAAAAAATTCACAAAGACATTTCAAACTTAATAATGATTGCGAAGTTAAAGCCGTTGCAACTTCAAAGGATGCCCTTCGTGGATATACCCCAACCATATTAATATTTGATGAAGCCGCATACATTGAAGCAGATAGTGATTTTTGGTCTGCCTGTATGGCCTCACTATCTACGGGTGGTAAAGTTATTGTTGTATCTACACCAAACGGATATGATGCAATCTATTATGAAATTTATGACCAATCATTAAGAGGAATGAATGATTTCAAAATCTCTGAAATGTATTGGTATAAAGACCCAAGATATACAAAAGATTTGTATATGGTTAAAACTCCCGATTTAGTACATTTTTTATTAAATAGAGAAGATTATCCCGAAGACACTATAGTTAATCTACATAATGAAAATCCATATGAAAGAGACCTACAAGTAGTTAAAGACTATATGGACCAAGGATACAAACCATGTTCATCTTGGTTTGAAGGAATGGTTAAAAAATTAAAATTTGATAGAAGAAGAGTTGCCCAAGAGTTGGAATGTAACTTTTTAGGATCAGGTGATAACGTATTTGATTCTGATTTAATGCAGAATATTTCCAAAAATCAAGTAAGAGAACCACAAGCCAAAATGATGGGAGGAAATCTTTGGATATTTAAAGAACCTGAAAATGGACATAAATATGTTATGGGTGTGGATGTCTCCAGAGGGGATTCTGAAGACTTTAGTTGTATTCAGATAATTGACTTTGATACAAGAGAACAAGTCCTTGAATATGTCGGAAAAATACCTCCAGACGTGTCTGCAGAGATTGCATATAAGTGGGGAACAATGTATAACGCTTATTGTGTTGTAGATATAACTGGTGGAATGGGAGTTGCAACTGCAAGAAAAATGCAAGAATTGCAATATGGTGGAGGAATGTATGTAGATAATATTGACACGAGTAATAAATGGAAGTATGATCCAAAATTAAATGAAAAAATTCCTGGTATAAATTTTAATAATAAAAGGGTTCAAATTATTGCTTCCCTTGAAGAGGCAGTCAGACATGAATTTAAAGTTTATTCACATAGGTTGTATAATGAAATGAATACTTTCATTTATGTAAATGGAAGACCTGACCATCAAAAAGGTCATCATGATGACTGTATTATGGCAATATCTATGGCAATTTATGTCGCGGAAAAATCTTTCCAATCTCTTACAAAAGTTGTTAATCATACCAAGGCTATGCTAAATTCTTGGTCTACAGTGGTTAATGAAAATAAAAATTCTTCAGAATTTTTTAATCCAATGGTTCCACAAATGGGACGAGATAGTAGACAATATAATTCTGGTCCTACAAAAAAAGACTACGAAACATATGGATGGTTATTTGGGGTTAAATAACTATTTATATTATTAAAGTATCAACTTAAAATTACACTATGAGCGATCAAAATCTAACCGTTTGGCAACGTTTGTCCAAAACTTTTGGCCCAAATTCTTTGTTGAATCAAGATTATCCTACTTTTAAGTTTGATAAAAAAGAACTATTGCGTACACCTAATCGTGATGAATACGAAAAGGAAAAATTACAAGCACAACAAACTTTTTATTTATCGTCCCAATGGGCCAAGGTTGAGAATAATATGTATTCTCAAGCAATGTATTATGAGCCAACAAGGCTTTCTGCACAATATGATTATGAATCAATGGAATATACTCCTGAGATTTCAGCTGCGTTAGATATCTATGCTGAAGAATCAACAACAACAAATGAAGATGGATTTATTTTACAAATTTATTCTGAATCAAAACGTATCAAATCTGTATTAGCCGATTTATTTAATAACTCTTTGGATATCAATACTAACTTACCAATGTGGACAAGAAACACTTGTAAGTATGGTGATAACTTTGTTTACTTAAAGCTTGATCCTGAAAAAGGTATTGTTGGAGTTCAACAACTTCCGACAATTGAAATTGAAAGACATGAAGCCGGAGCAAGTGCGAAGATTACAGTTAATATTGAAAAACCTGAAAAACCAAAAGCATTAGAATTTACTTGGAAAAATAAAAACATGACTTTCCAATCATGGGAAATTGCCCACTTTAGATTATTGGGTGATGATAGAAAACTTCCTTATGGTACTTCTATGTTGGAAAAAGCAAGGAGAATTTGGAAACAATTATTATTGTCTGAAGACGCGATGTTAATTTATCGTACATCAAGAGCTCCCGAAAGAAGAATGTTTAAAGTTTTCGTGGGAAATATGAATGATGATGATGTTGAAGCATATGTTCAACGTGTTGCCAACAAATTCAAAAGAGAACAAATTGTTGACCAAAAAACAGGTAATGTGGATATGAGGTTTAACCAAATGGCTGTTGACCAAGATTATTTTATTCCTGTAAGAGATCCATCAGCGCCAGATCCAATTACAACACTACCAGGTGCAACTAACTTATCTGAGATTGCCGATATTGAATATATTCAAAAGAAATTATTAACAGCTCTTCGTGTTCCAAAAGCATTCTTAGGATTTGAAGAAGTTGTTGGAGATGGTAAAAATTTATCTTTACAAGATATTAGATTTGCCCGTACAATTAACAGAATTCAAAAAAGTATGTTGCAAGAATTAAATAAAATTGCAATTGTACATTTATTTTTATTGGGATTTGAAGACGAACTTTCAAATTTTACATTAGGACTTAGCAATCCATCTACACAAGCTGATTTATTAAAGATTGATGTATGGAAAGAAAAAGTTTTACTTTATAAAGATCTTGTTGCAGATCCAGGAAATGGTATTCAAGCCACTTCATCAACATGGGCTAAAAAACATATTTTTGGATGGTCTGATGAAGAAATTAGATTGGATTTACAACAACAAAGAATTGAAAGAGCTGTAGGAGAAGAACTTAAAGCAACTCCAA